TGTGCATGCATGATGTCCAATGCTCTTGAAACAAGTGTTGGTGCAACGTCCATCTGAATCGGGTCAGAAAATAAATCCGTTGTTGTATCAATTGCACCATTGGCAGAAGCAGCAGCAGCTTGCTGTACCAGACCAGCATTTGAGAGCAAGCCTTCTGCAAGTCCGGCATTCCAATATTCTGATAAACCTCTTGCAACTTTTGACGGCGAATGAATACCCCAGAGATTTCTTGTCACACTCGGAACGCTGTCTGCCAAAATCTGTGCAGCGTTCATGACCATTCCGAAGTTGTTGGTGCTTGCCAGGCTTTCTGCAAGACCCAGTGCGTAATTATCTGCACAGCTGTTACCTTCTTCTCTTAAAAAAGTCTTGATTGCCTCTACTTGTTCCGATGCAGACAGCGTAGAGTCTCGCAACGCCTGCATGAATTGTTCTCCGCTGACCTCACCGCCATCAATACCGGTCGCTTTGCCCAATTCGATGATAGCAGCGGATAATTTCGCTTTGGTTGCCTGCAAAGCGTCATCATCAATGGAAAATCCTTCCGCTTTCATTTGCAGCATTTCTTCATAGACACCAGATAAATCCTGATACTGTGCTTTCAAATCATCAATGCTTGCTGCTGTTTCCGCTGTCTGAATGGGTTCTTCTGCCATCTGCCGCAGCGTTTCTAATTGGCTGTAATCACCGTTTTTTACCCCTGCAAATGCTGCTTCATAGTTTTCAATCATTGTCGTGCAGTTGCTAAAATCCTGCGTCAAAGTCCGAACTGCTTCTGCATGTTCCTCTAAATCTTTTTTTGCCTCTGCCATTTCTGTTGCATCATAGGGGGCATTCATATGCATCGCATTTGCCTGATCGTTTTCTGCCTGCATGGTGTTGTATGTAAGCAAGGCATCGTTGTATTCTTTTCTGGCTCTGGCAAGTTCCTGTGTTTTTTCCGTCTGGTCTTGCAGTGCCTGGGTGTAATCGTCTTCAAAGGAACTTAAAACTGCCTGTGCATGCTGTTTTTCAATCAGCGTGTCCAATTCAGCGGATGTCTTTTTGAAATCGGTGATAACCTCTCCATTTTTGGTAAGAACGCCGTCCAGAACATCATAGGAAGTACCGGCATACGCATTGATTTGCTCTAAAATGCCCTTTACTTCTTCTTCGTGCCCAGCTTTTACCGTGCCATCTGAATTGACCAATTCTTCCAGCTTTTGTTTGAGTTCCTGTATGCGTTCCAGTTCGGAATCGGTATCCAGCAATTCCGTTTGATTTTCCTGCATCCGCTCATGAAAATCATCAATACTTTGTTCTGCTGCTTCGGTTGCTTTTTTCACAGCGTCAGAAACTTCATAAATGTCATCGTACATTTTCCGGGTTGTTTCTTCATGCACCTTTTTTATGATGATCATTCCAGAAACAACCGTTGCAAGAATGCCTGCAACATTGAGTCCACGCATTGCAGCAGAGATGCCGTTCAACGCCTGAGAAGAACCGCCTGCGAATTTCACCACATTGGAAAGACTTGTTCCCAGTAATTTTACAGAAGTAGTGGCTGTGGAGATCCCTTTTCCTGCTGCAACTACGGCAGTGATTCCAGCAATTACCCCTTTGTTATCCCACAGTTTCTTTACAAGGTCAGAAACCAGCGAGATTGCATCCGGCAGATGATTTGCCAGTGTTTTCGCCATATCCGCCAGCACTTTGCCCAAATCACTTGCTGCTTTTTGCGTTCTGCTGTCCTGCAGCGTTTCGGTCAATGTTTGCAGAACTTCCCGAATGGGGGCTTTCATCTCGTCAAAGACATTTAACTGCAACCCTTCAAAGGCAGAAGAGAGACTGGCAAGGTCTCCTTTGATATTGTCCTGCATGGTTTCCGCTGAAGCTTCTGCGGTTCCGGTCGAGTTTTGCAGTGCAACCGCAAAATCTTCTGCATTCTGCACACCGGCATTCAGCATGACATTGACCCCTTTGATACTGTCCGCAGTCAGCGTGCTTTGCAAGGTGGCTGTTCGTTCTGTTTCTGACATGGTACTGGTTGCCTTTTCCATGTCTTTCAGGATGTCTGTCAATTGCCGATAATTGCCGCTTGCATCCGAAACGGCAACCGCAGTATTTCCAACAGTCACAACATATTGCCCCTGCAGGTCAGACAGATTTTCGATATAGTCCGCCGTGCCTTTCAGGGACTGGTTGCTCTGCATCATTTTACTGTCTGCCAGCTGCATTTTATCCGACAAATCCCGTACCACTGCTGACAGGGCTGTACCGGCTTCTTCTCCTTTAAAACCCTGATTTGCCATCATTGCAAGCAGAGCCGTTGTCGTTTCTACGGACTGTCCGGCAGCGTGCATATTGGCAGCACAGTTCTTGTAAGCACCGGAAAGCTGTTCCACTGTGGTGTTGCTGTTTGCCTGTGCATAAGACAGCAAATCCGCCATATAGGCGGATTGTTCTGCTTCCATGCCAAAGGCGGAAAGATAGTCGGTTACGATGTCGCTGGCTTGTGCCAGTTCCATGCCGGAAGAGGCTGCCAGACTCAAAATACCCGGCAGTCCGGCGGTCATTTGCTGGGTATCCCATCCAGCCAACGCCATATATTTCAGTGCCTGTGCGGATTCCGAGGCTGTAAATTGCGTGCTGGCACCGTATTCTTTTGCTGTTTCTGTCAGGGCTTCCAGTTCTTTTCCGGTCGCTCCAGATAACGCCTGTACTTCGGACATGGATGCAGTAAAATCCATACCGGTTTGCAGAACAGAAGAAGCAAGCCCTTTCAGCTTTTCTCCGATACCGGAAACGATATCCGATGCCATATTTACGCCGACTTCAAATCCTGCTAAGTCCAATTTTGAATCAAATAATAAACTGCCGTCTGCCTGTGGCATACTGTTTCCCTCCTAATCAGAAAAATGCTCCAACCTGTTCCGCCGACAGGGGATCACATGGAATGGCAATCCTGCGTTGCAGCTTTTCCAGTTCCATACGTTGCGTTTTATCTTTGATAGATGCGGTATTGATGCTGCGGTAGCCGATGCGTTTTTTTAGTGGCGTATCATCCGGCAGAGCCTCAAACAATGCCAAAAAATGATACCAGTGCAAAAAGGGAATTGTCCGTAAATTCCACTGGTAACACTGCTGAAACGCTCCTAACACATAGGCACTGTCAAAAGACCAGGAAAAGCAGGGCTTTTGCGGCAGATGGCTGTCCTCCGATTCCTGTTCTTCCCCCGGAACATCTGTCCGGCTTGCAAATTGCAGCAGGGCTTCATATGCACCGATCAAGTTTGGCGGTGGCTCTTTCCGAAACCACCGCATACTTGCCAGAAATTTTTCCTTTGCGGTGTAAGCCTCATCCGCCATCATATCAAAGAACCGCAGCCAGTTCCGAAAATCGGTATAGACAGCATATGAAACGTCATCCACTTGCACCGTTTCCGGAAACGCATCATACAGCAGATTCATTGGAATCCCTCGGTGCGTACTGCTGAATGATGGTGGTCATTCGCTGGGCGGCTGCCAGCGTCTGCCGATAAACAAACGCCAGAAATTCTTCAAAAATATCCAGATACATCCGGCGGTTGTCCGGAATTTCCCGAAAGAGGGAATCTGTGGTCGCTTCTCCCAACACGGCAGCAAAAAAAGAACGGATGACGGCACAATCTGCACGAATCCGTTCTGCTTCATTGGAAAGCTGTTCCTGTGTTCCGAATGCCTTCAGCAATTCTGCTGCCTGCTGGTAGTTTTTCGATGTTTCCGCATCTTCCAAATCCAGCGGAATATTCAACCCCCGAACATTCCAGGTACAAAAATCCTGCATGAAATCCCTCCTTATTCTTCAAAGGATGCGGTCTGACCATCTGCGGACACGCTAATCTTTGCCAGCTTGGTTTTCTTTCCTCTGGATTTGAAATCACCGGAATACGTCATGCAGTCCGTGGAATCCCCGTTGCTGTTTGGAACAACTGCATAATCCCGGACATATCCGGAACAGATTCTGCCCAACCCCGCACTGTTCGGGTCGGAAGAAGAACCTGGAATGGCACTGCCGGTGGTCAAATCCACAGTCAAAATCCGGCGGACAGCATCGTTCCCGATCTTTTCTTCCTCTGTGATGTCTACCAGTTCTTCCAGAACCGGATTGCCTTTATATCGGTCAAATTTGTAGCTGACGCTTTCGGAATAGCCGGTCGTGTCTGTCCGCTCCGTGTCTTCGTCCACATACTGCCGGCTGTATTCCTTTGCATTGTGGTTGAATCCCAGGTCGGTAAACCCTTCCATCCGCACAAATTTCTTTTCGGTTGTCCCACATTCCATGAAAGACAACTTTTCTGACCGCTTTACAAGATGTTTGTCATTGATACCAACGCCCATTTAAATTCCTCCTAAATATCGTCTGTCCTGAAAATAGAGCAGCACCAGTTCCATCTGATAGATGGCGGTACTGTCTCCCGTGTCATAAATGTATCCGCAGGAAAGAATCTGCAATTCCTGCGGGGTCTGCCATTGTGGCAGTTCCGGCAAATTGCCTTGGTCAGATTGTTCTTCCAGCCAGTTTTGCAGAGCTTCATAGAATGCAGTATTCTGCAAATTCTGCTGACCGCCGTATTCCTCCCGGCTGGCAAAGGCAAATTGAAACTGCCGGATTGTAGAACCGTCTGTGTACCGCTTTACAATTGGATTGCAGGAAAGCGGTGCAATTTCATATTCAATGGGGTCTGCTCCTAACATGTCCACCTGAAATGCGGTATCTTGCCGCAGCAGCGGACAGGCTCGGAACCACTCCCGAACAGCTGCAATCAAATGCATCAACCTTCTCTCAATTTTTTACCGGCTCCACGCAAAATATCTTTTTGGTGTGCCTGTTTCATCCGCTCGAACCACAGTCGTCCCCGCTGTCCGGTTGCCCGTCCTCGGTAGTATTGATAACCGGCATAGGGAGCAAGATAACGAATCTTTCCGCTGCCGATAACAGTTCCCAGTGTACCGGATTTTTTCAGCATGCCGGTTTTCATGGGAACCAATTTGTCAGAATACCGCAGGCATTCGCTGTCAATGAACTTCTGCACCTTGTCAAATTTTGCGGTATACTTGCTTGCAAAATTTGGATTCCATACCAGTTTTGCAGTGGTTTTGCCATTGCCGGTTTGCACCGTAACAACTGCACCCCGTGGCGTTTGAATTTCCGTCATGTCGCTGTCACCTCGATATGCTGGACGGCTGCCGAACCATATCGGCAATCTGTAACCGTCATCACCGTATAACTGTCAGCAGAATCCGGCGGAGCATTCCGGATGCCTTTTGCAATCAAATCACCATGCTTGGGCAAATAGTCGGACAGAGAAGCCGCCGGAATTGCCAGATAAATGCTGTGATTTTGTGTCATTGTGCTTTTTTGTGCAGTCTGATTGGCGGTTTGCCCCGTGCATTGTTCCCAATATACCATTCGGATGGAATGGGCAAGAACGGTACGATTAAAACAGGGCAAGAAGAAAAGGTGCAAAGCCTGATTGACCAGCTGGACGAATACAGCTATACAGGTTTGACCGTATCGGACGGCTTAATCCAGAAAAACGGCGAGGTTGTCAACAGTTACAGCAAAATTGCAGGTGCGATTGATGAAGTAATTGACAAGCAGCACGCACAAAATTATCTGGACATGTTGGGGGAAGCATCCAAACAAGCCCAGCAGGAACGTCCGGCATTGCTGCAGGCAGTTACAGAACAGAATCAGGAATTGCAGGCGAAAAAGGAAGAACGTCAGCAAATCATTGATGAAATGGCACAGTTTAAGCTGGACAATACCTACACCTTAACGGACATCAATGGGAAAACGGAATCAATCTGGAACGATACAGATGCATCCAAAACATACGATGAAATGCGGGAAAAGTTAAACGGTGTCAACGACAGCATTCAGACATTGAGTACAACATACTACGAATCCACCACGCAGTTGGAAAAAGGTGCAGATGCCATGCACGCATACAAGGAAGCAGCCGAAGCCTATGCAAGCGGAGATTTGGACACCGTAACACAGGCTTTTAGTGACTTGCAAAACAATGTGCTGACCGCTTCGACTGCCACAGCAGAACAGCTGAAAGCACAGGAAGAAGAAGCAAGAACACACTATGAAACCTTGAAGCAAATGGCGGAAGAAAAGCCTGGTTCTGTTCTTGCAGAAGACCTGAACGATGCAAAACGACTTGCAGAAGATGCTGCAGTGGAACTGGAAATCAAAACCGGCGAACACGCAGATAATGCCGGCAAGACGTTTCTGGATACACTGTCAGCATCCGGCATGAGTGAGGGCGAAAAACTGGATGCCCTGAATCGCTACATTGAAGAACGTCTGAACAATGGTGACAATCTGAGCAAGATTGCACAGGACATCGGTTTGGATTATGACAGCGGTTTTGCAACCGGAATTACAGACAATACAGGCATGGTAGAAGAAGCAGTCAAAGCACTGGGGAAAGTGGCAGAAGCACATCTGCGAATCAGCATTGATTCTCATTCCCCTTCCAAACTTTCAAAAAGTATCGGTGGGGATTGGGATGAAGGGTTTGCAATCGGTATCGAAGAAGGAATCCCAGACGTTTCCACCGCATCCGCAGATATGGCAAACACTGCCGTTTCTTCCACTTTGGATACCATGAACGCACATGGTGGCTGGGATAAAAGTTTTGCAATCGGCATCAGAGAAGGAGCTCCAGGCGTTTCCGCTGTGTCTGCGAATATGGCAAACGCCGCCGTTTCGTCTACCTTAGGCATCATGAATGCACAGGGTGCAGCAGCTGTTTCAGCGTATAGTCCTGTATTGCAACAGGCGTATGCAGCCCCTGCAGCAGCAAGTACATCAACCGCTGCTCCGTCCAGTTCTCAGCCGCAGGGCGACATCATTATTCCAATCAGCATTGGCGATGAAACGCTTGAAACGGTCGTTGTAAACGCCATTACAAGAGCCAACGCAAGCAGTGGGGGGTGGAGCGTGTGATAACCATTTCCAGAGAGCAATTCCCATATGCTGCCTATCTTCGAGTAATTGCTATTCGTAGGAATGCGGAAGAAAACAGCGACAGCACATGGGCAACGCTGGACGATTTGGGGGCAATTACGAAAGTTGGAACAGATACTGTTATTGTAAAAAACAACCATGACGTGCTTGTTTTTCGGAAGGACGGAACAATTCGGTTAGACAGTAACGGGCATCCAGCGAACAGAAAAGGAAACGGAATCATTGAAGGCTGCTCTGTGCAGTGCACGCCACAAGAAGACGGCACTTATCTTAGCGAAGACGGCAAGATTTACACCAAAGATGACTCCATTCCTGGGATTTGTATGGATCAGAATGGAAACCTGTTTTTATGGAATGAGGATGTCGATGGCAAAATCCGCATCTGGACGATTTATTATGATAATTCTCTGATGCGGAATCTACTGCAGTTCGATGTGTCCTATGCAGAAACCGTCAACACCTATGAAAACGAAAGCGGTCAGACCATTACCTATCCAATCCGCATCGGAAAGAGAAAAATTGATTTGAAAATTGAAACCGATTTACAAGGTTTGATTATGCTGAAAGACTATTTTTCGCAGCCGGAGTGTTTTTTCTTCTATCGCAGCACGACAGATATCGAAGAACAGCATGGGACATTTCGCAAAACCAGCGATGTTCAGATTCAGACGATTGCAAATGAAAGCAATTTCCGCAACTCGCACTTGTTTGATGATGCATCCTTTTTTTGTGATGTTGATTCAGAGTATGGCGATTATTTGCAACGGCTCTATGAATTTTACAAGGGAAATTACTATCACACGGGAGCATATGAGTTTTCCGTCAGTTTGGAGGAAGTGTAAGCCATGGTGATTTACGAGCATGTAAAGGGCACAATTGTGATACCGATTTACAATGACAATGGTGATTTTGCAGACCGCACCGCCGACATCAATTTCACAGAGGACGACATTATTAAAGACAGCTGCACCATCACCGCCCGTGCATGCGATGACAACACGTTTTCATTGGGCGGTGTCCGCTCTGCGGAGCTGTCCATCAAACTGCGGCTGGATGGTGAGGGCATCAACGCTTACAATCTGTATGGGGCAAAAATTACCCTTTACAGCTGCTACAAACAAAACCCGACTGCTTCGGACTGGGTGTTTCGAGGTTTTTACTGGGTTACGTCTGTGTCGCATGTCAAAAATATCTATACGCTGCGTGCATCGGATGTTTTGGTGTGGCTGGATTCAAATAGCTATGAAGGTGGCGATGAAAATGAGAAAGATGATAGCGGAAAAACTGAACTTGATAAAAGATTAGTCAACGTACATCGAACATTGGATAAAAGTGTGGAAGAAATCTTAGATGTTATCAACAACGTGTTATCAGAAACAGAAAATGAAACAATTACTTTGCACCGACTGGATGAATCAAGGAAATCTCCACATGACTTAGTTGGCATTTTTCGTAACAATTCGCCGGAATTTCCGCAACCAATCTCGCTTGCAATAAGTATGTGGGGCGTACTTGATGAAAATGACGGATATTTCAACAGCCGTTTTGCAAGTGATTACATTGCAGATATTGCGGAACTATACGCTGGATTTGCTACGGAATATAGTTGCTTAGATTTTACACCAGACAACCCACAACTGCAAATCATACCGTTTGGTTATCAAAACGAATCTGCAGGCTACGGCACTGTGTACATAAAATACAGCGAAATAGAGCGTGATTCGTTGGATATTGCTGGATACAAATTGTATTTTCAAAAGACATCAGTGAAAACATTTGACGGGACAACGTGGGGTATGTGGAGCAACCCTAAAAAATATGGTGGGAATGTGTTTGAGATTATGGAAACGATTGGAATACATGCCGGAAAATTAAACGTGCGTCCATTTAAACTGAAATGCCATAAAGCATTTTATGCCTGGAAGGAATATCCGAAACTTGGAATGCAAATCGAAATTGAGGATGCGGACGGAAAAGTTAAAAAGAGCATCATCACAAAAGCAATCTGGAAATTTCGGGGCGGCTGGGAGTTGGGCTGCACTGGTAGTGATAATCGTGTTTTATCGCAAGCTGCTAAAAAATCTCTTGCCAGTCACGCAAGCGGCAATGTAAAGATGTACGCCAATTATGTTGCTTCGGAACTGAATAAACATACAAAATTCGTTGAAGACAACACAAAAACAGCAAACGGCAATGCAAACGGAAGATTAGACGTTGAAATTTTTGACAACTTTATGCAGACCGTAGCAAACGCCTTCGGAGAAGCAGGAGTTGATTTTGGGTTTAGCTATGAAAACGGAACAACTGAACTTCCAGATTATAGAAAATAAAAAAAGGAGATGATACCATGCTAACCGCAAATCAAAAATACATCGACACGGCAAACATTAAACATTTGCTTGGTGCCGGCGAAAAAAACGCCGATAAAATCCAGATTGCCGTTGACCGGTACTACCACCAGACGGATTTATCTGACTGCCTGTTTACGTTGCGAGCCGTCAACAGCTGCGGTGGACTTGTCATGCAGAACCTTGAAAAAGAAACGACTGAAAATCAAATCATCTTAACATGGACGATTACAGAAGATTTCACCGCAGTGTCCGGCGAACTACTGCCGGAAATTGTTGGACAAAAAGAGGATACCGTTGTTATCAAGTACGAAATGACCCCAATGGTTGTCCGTGGCTCTATCTTGGAGCAGTACCACGGCGGTATTGATGCAATTGACAAGGCTCTGCGTGAGATGCAGTCCATCCTTGCACAGGCAGAGCAGCTGATCGCAAAAGCACCGATTATCAAAGACGGAACATGGTGGTTGTACGACGCTGCTACAGGCGATTATGTTGATTCTGGGCATCCGGCACAGGGTGACAAGGGTGACCCTGGTGAGCCTGGAACGCCTGGAAAAGACGGTGCAGACGGTTATTCCCCAATCGCCACAGTTGCCGAAACAGACACTGGAGCAACCATTACAATCACTGACAAAAACGGAACGACCACAGCGACTGTTAAGAACGGCGAAAATGCAGAAGCTACGCTGTGGGGCGACTTTACCCCCGGATGGGATGGGCAAGCGACCTTAAGCTATTGCAAAGCAAAATTGGTGACAGTGATGGGCAAGCAAACATGGCAGATATTGCCGTCCATCAGCACGGTATCTCACAACGCTCTGGATATTGTACCGGACGGGCTGTTTGTGCTGGATTTGTCG